TCTTCAGGACCTGCAGAGAGCAGCCTCATATAGGTCCGTAGCCTTGGGTTTTTGATTGAATCCATTTTTGTTACTCTCCTCAGGCTGCTGCCTTAGTGGTCGGTCCCGGCCTGATGATTACTCTCCCTGAACCATTGGCCGGAATGTCATCAAGTGCCTGCCCAATGCGATCATAGTTGGTTGCAGTGGTGTCGAGGCCCTTGATGCATCCGGTAGCTGCAGCGTCATCGATAGATACGTAGTCGCCTGCGTCGATTGCCACTCCTGCACCCTCTCGCATGACAACGATTGAGCCGTCAACCAGGATTGTAGCAAGAGCCCCGGCAGCAACATCGGTCATGTATGCTCCTACAGCAGGACCTGTCGTCCCTGACACACCGGGTTCAACCTGATTTGAAACTCCGGTAGCTGCGAAAGCGGCTGCCATACCTGCCTTTGCCGCAATACGGCTCTTCATGTTGATGGTCTGCCCGATTGATTCAACCGGGTTTGAGATATCGGTCCAAGTTGCAGTGTCTGCCATTTTACATCACCCTGCAAACGTCTCCGTCTGCTCCGATTTCAACCTGAAACCCTTCAGGGGTTGCAAGTTCGCGTGAATCTGCCTCTGACAGGGTCTTAATCCTGTCTTCTGCCTCTGAAAACTCTTTCACCTTGGTGGAGAGTTCAGCGTTCTTCTGTTCCGCTGCCGTCAATTTGTCTGACAGTTCTTTGAGCTTTCCGTCATACACTCCGGAAAGTTCCTTGGTTATATCGGCCTTCATTGCCGCAATCTCTTCTGGTGTCATGGTATCTCCTGATAGTTCCTTGTCCTTGTAAATCATTTCTGTAGGGGTAGGAGTGCCGAATGTTATTGATCCCGCATCTATCATATACGGTATCCTAAACATCTCTCCATCCTCCGTACCTTCATAGATCACATTGTTCCCGGTTGTTAGTTTAACCCAGGGTGATCGGGGGGATCCGTCCGGGTACTTCATCCCGAGATGAGCACCCAACGTAGATGCAATCTCTGATCGCTTTGCCTCAAGCGAGTCTGATTCGCTAACGGTTTCATTTTCTCGCGCTGATTCAGTCACATCTGCACCTCCCTCATTTTCCCGCAGCGTACATACAGCACAGGCGCCACGGTTAACAAGGGCTAATCCTGTAAATGTGATATCCTGCGCTTCAAACTCTTTCGTTCCTACGTTCCACCGGTCTTTGCCAACAGTCTCGACTGAAACGTAGTTAATCTTGCCGTTTTCAACAAGCGACGCTGCGTCTCGGCTGTTTTGTGTGAGTCCGTGCAGGTATACATCTCCTACAACTGCGCCATTGTCATACCCGATGTTATGCACTTCACCGATCTTGTCAGTGACCGCTCTGTGCTGCCCTCCGGCATGCCTATTCCAGACTGTGTCGTCTGTCCAGTTTGATGCGTTGCGCAAAAGCACATCAGAGTTAACCCGCCACGGAGTTTTCTGAAGCGAGTCGGTCCACTTGCCTTCTGCCAGGAGTCTTACCCCTTTGATGGTAAGTGCATCTCCGTTACGCTCCATGTTACTGCCGGTGCTTGATATGCCGAATGCAAGGGCGTGCCTTACCGGTTCGGTTGACTCTATCCCGGCGTTTTCATAACCATGTGTAGTTAGCCAGTCGGATGCGAGTTCGCGGGTGAAATTGTCAGCAAAAGATATAGATACAACATTCCCGGCGGCGTCCCACGCGGGAGAAACGCCCGGCCCGTACTTGTTTGGTTGCTCGCGGACAGGTTCGGAATCAGCGATCCGTGCAACAATCGCGGGTGGCATGGTATAATATGCGCTACTGTGAGACTATATCAGTTTTGGTTTTAGGATCGGGAGCAACTGTGATAGACTCCTGAAAAAGTCTTTTTTCAATGTACTTTCGCATGTACGTAGAAACAGACGCAGCGCTCCTGTATCCAAGATTGTCCTCTGAAAAATGCTTCCCGAGATGACGGGCAATCACAGATGGATACTCATGCGTATGGGATTCGATGTATGCGATCTCCCTCGGGCTAAAAGGTTTTCCTGATGTCATACTTCTGATATAACCTTGTTCACGGTGCCTTTATACTTGTCCTGTGTAATAACCGGCTGGAAGTGACATCGGCAGTACGAGTGTATGGGTGGGCCATCGTTACTATCAGATGGATCTATGAAATCTTCTGACGGTGTAAGTTCGGCCAACTCATCCTCAAGAAAATCCCCGGTGTCATAGTTTACCATCCCCCTACCTGCAGGGTCGTCCATGTACATGCGTCCATTAAGTGCCATGCACGTTTCGCATGTTAGATTGTCTGCAATGGTAATCCATCGGAATATATCGACATCTGCCTCTCCGAGAGTGTCCATCTCTGCGATTCTCGCCGCGTCGATGATAGCGTTCTGAGCATCTCTCTTTGCTTGAGACAGCCCTTTTTTAAATTCATCATCAATATCGTTGATGATATCCCGGAGAGTTTTGCCGTCAGTAAGGCCATTCATCACGATGTCATGGATCGCAGTCTCACGATCTGTCGTCCACTGGTTGATCTTCTCCCAGAACGCCTTCTGTATCGAATCAATGGACTTCTGCTGCAGTTTATTCCCGAGGTTTATCGATATGTCGATGTTAAGCTGTTCAAGCGACTGGCTCCCTAGTTGCACGCCTTTGATGTACCCCTTTTTTACATACTCTATGGCTTTTACCTTGAGATCATCGGTTTCCAAGGCTGATATACCGATGTCAGTAAACGATGGTGGTGCCATTTCTCTCTGATTGATATACTTCGAGATGCTCTTTTTTACGCTATCTATCCAGTCGGTATATCGTTTCTCAAAAAGGAGTGAGATTGCAGCCTCCTCTTTGCTGGTCTGAAAAGGGTCTTTGCTCTGAATAGTATCCCATTTCGCCATTACCAGGTGAGGAGGCTGTTTTTTTGCCATGAGGTCTCAAAAAAGTTATGGGTTGCAAAATGCAAGGATATCATCACACTCTGCCTGAGTGATACGGCCAAGTGTAACATACTGCTGAACCTGTTCATCAGTAAGCGAACCTCTGCAGTTTGCGCCGCAAATTGTCCGAGCCCAGGCAGTTGTTAGGTCACTACATGCAGTGATTGTCATTCAATCTCACCCTTGAGGACAATTTCGGTCAGGTCATTGAGTCTCTGCGTAAGCCGTGCGCAGCGGGCTTCTAACTCCGCCACTTTTTTTTGGAGTTCTAACTCATTTGCTTTCATGTTTCACTCACTATGTTTTCATACTCTTCTTGCGTAATTTTTTCGGCACTTAGGTATTCGCCCACATATGCCAAAGTTTTTGCGCCGGCTTTATAGCGCCGCTTCAGAGTCCTTGCGATAGGACTCATCTCTTCATCTGATATCATAATCCGAGCCCCATGTCAAGCACAATGTCTGACAAATCGTTCAACTCGGACGCGACTTGCTCTAATGTCTTGGTTGCTACTGGCGGTTCTGGGTCATCGGGAGTAACATCCACTACTGGAGGCGTGTTTCCTGCAGCGATCCAGTCGAGATACAGAGCATAGTTGTCTGTATCGATTGGCCGTCTTTCTGATATTTCCCAGATGATGTAATAATTTGTCCCGTCGTTCTTCTCCCGGTAATCGCCAGTTGCAGTTACATAAATGTGTTTATCAAACATGCCTAAAGTCTCCGATTAAATCGCGGGATTTTTGCAACCCCTTTGCTTATAGTAAAACTATCAACATACGCATGTAGTTTTTGAGATAAATCATACCCGTTAACTCCCATGTATATAGGGCCGGTTAAATCGATTATAGACGTTGATCCTATATCTGCAGATGCAACAAGAGTTCGGTCTTTATAAACCCCAACGGTGCTGCCATTCCTAAAAAATACAAGTTCTTGGTATGAATTTGATACTATCGTCGCATTTAAGTTTATAATATACCCGTAATTATAGTACTGCCATACCACGGTTCCGGCATTAAAATAGACTCTAAATTCTCTGTTGCCATCGGTATTTTGATAATAGCAATATCCATCAGATACAGACAATGGATAAACCAATATTCTAATACTAAATGGATCAGTTCCGAAATAAAAACTCGGGGAATCAGCAGCATATATATAACTTGAACCATTCAAATGCAACGATTTTCCAAGATATTTGCTATGCCCTTCGACGACAACCGGAGTTCCAGATGTTGAGATCGTCTTCCCACATAAATCAATTATTTGGCCGTTATCAAACTCTAACTTTAAAATATCATACGCATCCGGGCGCCTAATTGCAGCCCCTTGAGATGCTGAAATGATAGTCACGCCATCACCAGAACTATTACACCTGATAAATCCTGTGCATCTCCACCAGTTCCCTTACCTACATATAATTCAATTTCTGATCCTTCAGTGAGTTGATACATTGCCGAGTTGATTAAAACTCCTGAACTATACCATTCTTTAGGATATGCTATTGTTTGAGCAGAAGTAAGTATACCAGTCGATGACGACGGATCTCCTAATAAGATTTTATATTCGCTCGTTGAATCGGGATTTGTCGTCCAGGTTGAGACTGTCGACACTTTTGTTGAACCTACGTAATCTGTAATTGCACGAATCTGACCATTACCCGTTCCTGATACAATAGCAACATACATCCCATTATAGTAATCATCCGTTGCAGATGCACGAGATGATAATGTAATTGTGGTTGCTGCCCCGGCTTGAGCGGTTCCTGCATGCCCTTGCGCTTTTACAAGATTCCAAGTTCCATTACTCGACCCATCAGTAACACGAGACCTTACTGATGCACTCACAATATATGCAGGACCCTGTTTCCAAGGGATACACTGCCCCAAATCTGAAGCGAACAGAGTATAGTTTGTTGCATCCTCATAGTATCCAGGAATGAGAAAATCAAGTTGAACAACTCTGGCAGGGTCTCCGTAATATAGTGCAGTAATATCACCCGATAATGACGGGCCTTCAACAGTTATAAGATTTGATGTAATTGCTAAAACTCTCCCTGTATACTCCGTTCCTCCAATTGTGTATTTTAGAGGGAAGCCCGCTTTTATCGTCCCTGACAAATCAGAAGATGTCGTTATTGTGCTGGTACTTGCTGGTGTAGCAGTAAAATCGGCAATTTGGGTCCATGGAGTATAAGATCCTCCAATTGCTGTTTTTAGTTGATATAAAGTAATCTTTCGGTTTCCGGATGCTGTTAGGTCATAAAATGGGATCTCATCACCCGAAACAATACCCGACTCACCAGTGAGACTGTGAATATCAAGACTTCCACCTGACGGTGAAGTAAGCTCAAACCCTGACACATCAGATTTGACAGATATTACCTTCCCACCGTTGCCTGTGAGATTGAGCCCTGCGATTGAGGTGAGAAGACTTGATATCGCTTGATATACCCCAGAATGGTTGTGACTCGCAGTGGCATAGTCGGATGAACTCGTATACGCAGCGGTGCCGAGGCCAAGCTTGGTTTGTATCTCTGCAATGGTTTTGACTACCCAGGTTCCTGCCGATGAAGATAATAAAAACTGATCTGCTGCTGTTGCCAATGATTTTAGAATAACAGATGAAGCCCCAGGAAATGTCTGCCCTGGTGTGAGATCAACATCCTGGTTCGGCACTGTGATGACTCTTATAGTTCCAGCTGCAACCGATCCTACATCTATACGCGCCTGTTTTGTCGCGTCCGCAGGATCTTTTACAATAGACGTGGTATCGACCACCGGAAGATCTGCCCCTCCCCCGCTCATCTCATCGATGGTCTCAAGTGCCTTCTGCACGGTATCGTCAGCACTTGACAGATTTCCATCGAATTCAGTTGTATCGACTGATATCGCGGTTGACGGGTGCTGGTTCGCAGCATTGCGGTTTGTGAGTGCAGAGTGATCGGTGGTTCCGCCTCCTCCTCCCGATATGGGTTTAAAAGTGGGACTACCCATTTTGCACCACCGCACCTATCCTGCAGGTGTATGTGTCAGAGGTCGCCCCATACGTGAGGTTGATCAGTTCCCCTCCAACTACGGGCACCGTCTCAACATGCATCGCATCTGCAGGGATGTTTGCCCCACCGTTAAGCAGTTCTGATACCGTGGTTGCTCCGATTGTGCGGGTAAGAGTGAGTGTACTGCTTGCGCCACTGCTAAAGTGGATGTTGAGATAGGCCAGTCTATCCGACCCTTCTACGCTCACACCATCGGTAAGCGGTTGACCGATGGCCGGGAGTGCTATGTCGAACTCGTCAGCCAAAAGTTTTGGTGCTTCTGGCTGGTTTATGTTGTACGTTTTTGCTGTCATTTTTCACTGTCCTTTTTCTTCTCAACTTTTTTTATAACCTCGATTCCATCACCTATAATCTCAAACCGCCCATTATCGGGAGATTTTGTGAATTTTGATTCTTTCATCACAGTCTCTCCATCAAATATGTTTTCATAATCGCGCCATTGGGTTGTTTTTCCTCTTTTATGCCGTTGCATTTCAAAATAGACCCCCTAGGCATGATTAACTCTGATTCTTTTCCCCCAACAAAGTACCCACGACTTCCAGCCCCAGATTTAATTTCCAATATTGCGTTAGAGGCAAAAGCATCAATTGAATATTGCCTATCAGTTGAACTAGAGATATATCCAGAATATTTTATTGAGTCTCCAGGGGATATGTCTTTCAATGCTTCTATTCCACTTCTTCCAATACCTGAATATGTTGTACCTCCAGCAATCGTACTTTTTTCAATCACAGAATCAAGAGATTGGATCGTCTGCTCTAATTCTGGAGTCATTTCAGTCTTTCCATACAGCGCCCCGTTGATTTTCTGGTAATCCCTGCTTATATATGATGTTAATGCCGCATCTTCTGATGGAGATAGTTTAAAATCGTGACTTGCATTTGGGGCATTAATATCAACGTTGAATTCTGATGTAGACCCTCCTCCTTCTGATGCACTTCCTCCCCTTTGTCCCGGAATCCCAGCATGCCCCCAATTTCCAGATCCTGGTCCGCCGAAAGTCCTATCATTCTTCATAAAAAATGAGGCCGCGTGTGCCTCCTCCTCCTGTTGCTGGTGATCATCTGCTGCTGGTTCTGGTATGTCAAACTGTCCTCTAACCCACGATTCCCCAATCCAGAACGGATCAAGCTTGTTTGCGTTCATCAGCATCGTGATCCACTCCGCACGAGCCTTGTCGTCTCGTGGGCTTGCATCGTTGAATGAGAGCGTAACTACTCCGGGAGTGCCTACGATTGCATCAACCACTGGCTGATATGTTTCTGCAAGCGTGGCCTGAAAAGTCTTAATCTGCTGGAAAAAAGCATCAATCCGAGATACTGCAGTGGCATCAGTTGTTCCTATGCGGAGCCCTAGGAGCTCTCCCGGAACACCATATGCCGCACAGAGCCGCTGAAGAAACACATCCGAGTACTGCTGCACGTTGGCAATACCTGACGTGTCAATCTCCTTTACGTCAAACAGGTGCGTAGATACGATATCGCTGTCAGCGCGAAGAGTCCGAACAGTATTTTTCCAGGTTCTGATATCTTCAGCTGAGGCAGGATTATCATCGTTGCCTAGCTTCCAGTGGTGCTTTCCTGTTCCATGGCGCTCTATTCCGGTTGAGAGCCCTTCTGTTGTTTTGAGGTCGTTTTTGATTTCTGTGAGCGCCCTGCCAGTCAAACTTATGCCATATATGTCGTCGTCTGGGATGAGTGCCAGGTGTATGATACGCTCGACAGGGACCGGGATTTTATCCCCATTATCAAGTTCCTGCTCATACCCCTGCAAATCACCATAATCGTCAGTTTTTATTGAAAACCTTCCCGGCCACCGATGCACCACCCGCGATATCCCAGGAATATTTTTATATGGGATTATTTCCTGAAACGAATCCCCGTAATTGAGCGAGCGGGTAACTGCTAGCCACAGATTCTTATTCATCTGCATCTGTTGAAACTTAACACGAACTGTCTCGTTAGCAGTTTCATCAGAGCCGCTGAACCGTATGCCAGGGGACAGCATGAACAGAGCATAGACATCAACCGCCTGCGCAGGGATGCCACCAGTTTTGTAGATTGTCCGATAAAGCTCAAGTTGAGCAGTATCTCGCCCCATAGGCTTAAAATAGTTAAATTGGCTTGCCACGCCCACGGCATACGTAATGGCGCGTTGGGCGGTATCTTCGAACCATCTAATTAATTTTTCGATCATGCTCCTGCAAAAACTCCCTGCTTCTTCGGTTTGATCAGTTCGGTGAGCGCCCAAACAAGCGCATCCATCCTATCTGGTGACTTCTGACCTTGGACCCATCTGCACATCTGGTCTTCTAGCTGAGCAAAAGTCCCGACATGGTGTATCCTGCCTTGCTCATAGAGTGAGGCTATCGGTTCGGCCCTGGTTGTTTTACCATGGCTGGCATAGACACTCTTATATGATATATCAGGATCTACAGTTCGGATAACGGTTTCCACCATCTCGCCCCCATTGTTCACTTCGCCTATTACCCGGTCTGCGTTAAAATCGTTAAAAGCGGCTACTGCCCGCGTCGCCCACACTAGAGGGGTCGCATTGATAGATCGATCTGCGAGCACATACCCGTCCCCATCTTTTCCAAGTGCTGCGACTACTATACCAGTCGATGCGCTAACATCTGTTGATGTCGCCTGAGGATCTACCCCCACCACTATCCTGACCAGGTTGCGCGGAGGAGCAGACACCCGATGCCTGTTGATATGCTCATACTTCCAGAGCCCTCCTTCGCGTGGTGTTGGAGACTGTTGATAAAGCGCAGAAAAGTCATATGGGCCTAAAACGGTTCGGATACCTGATAGCCTGGTTAAGTCATACTTGCCAGGCCACAAGGGATCCCCTTCTTCGCGGGGGTCTTCGGGATGTCTTGTATCTGTTGCTATTGCAGGTAGTGATAGCACTTCCCACTGCTCTCCACCGTTCTCCATCTCTTTGAGCAGATACCCTCCCAGATCATCCTCATGCCACCTGGTGAGAGTGATAAGCACGCATGCCCCCTCTTCGAGGCGCGTATAAAAAGTTGATGTATACCACTCCTTAACCTTTTCCCGATATGTTACAGAGTTTGCTTCCTCTCTGTTTTTGATTGGGTCGTCTATGATACCATAGTTGCACCCCATGCCTGTAATACCACCGCCCACACCAGCAGACCGGTAAACCCCGGTAGATCCAACAATTTCAAAAATATCTGAGTTGCGTAAAAATGATCCCTGTACAGATGTCCGGATGTTTGAAGAGTTAAGCGCCGTGTCTGGGAATAGGGATTTGTATTCTGGGGAGTCTATGATACGCTGTACGTCCCGGTTCATGCGGCTGGCAAGGTCGGCCGAGTATGAGCAGGATATGATGGATGCCGAAGGGCACTTTCCAAAAATGTAGGCGGGTAGTCTCCTGGACACCAACTCAGATTTTCCGTGGCGTGGAGGTTCAAAAACGATGAGGCGCGGGATTTCTCCAGATACAAACTGGTCCAATTTACGCGCTAAAAGTTCGTGGTGCCAATTTGTGACGTAATTATGTTTGGTGTATGTTGTGAAGTCGATCAGGCTGCTTCTTGCTTTGCGGCGCTTTTGCAGCTCTAAAGCTGCTTCCAGCGCAGATATTTCTTTATATTCGTTATTTTGTGCTTTTGGCAATTATTTCTGCGAGTTCGTCGTCAGTCAGATCCTTTGCGCTCTTGATCCTGATCGGCCCGCCATCGGGTCCCGACAATTCCACGCGGGTCCCTCGATGCCATTTGTCTCGCTGTCTGTTGCATAGCCAGAAAACAATAGACGTCGGGTCAGGTGCGACGTTGACATCGACAGTCGCGATCTCCAAACACCCGCCCACGTTTAGAGCCCTTTGCTCTTGCGCCGTGAACCCCAAACAGCGTTTATAGAGGCTTGCTATCACTTTAGAGTCCGCTTCTTCCTTACCTTCTTTTACGGCGGCGAAAAACTCCGGGTATTTTTTACGCCAGTTCTTAAACGTGTCCAACGATATTCCAAGTTTTTTTGAAATCTCTGGGTGTATCATCCCTTCAATGGCAAACCCCTTTGCCACCATTGGGTGATAATTGGGGTCGTAGTGTATCGGAGGACGCCCGATTCTCTTTTTTTGTGGTGGAGCAGCATCATCGAACTTCGGAAGCTTAACCACTATTTTCCACCCCCATTAGCAATAAAGCCCAAAACAAGCATTATAACGGCAACAACAACAGTTGTGACGCCGTTTCTAAAAGATTCCCACAGTGGGCGCTGACCTTTACGGTAACCGTTCGTTTCATCGATAAATTGTTTAAATTCTGTTATCGTCTTTGAATTTTTACATTCATGCCCTGAAATCTCTATCACGCGCAGTCTAGAATCGATATTTGTATACATAGCGGTGAATGATTCAACGATTTTTATAACATTTGGCTGAGTGACTTTTATTTTTTGGACATCGAGAGACATATCATAGACCATGGTTGTTAGTTTTTCTATGGCCTCCCTGTCATCCATTATTTACACCCATGCGCCAGTTTGACCTAGCGAGCGATGCCGGTACATCTCATGGGGCCTGACCTCAGCGCGCTGGAACATCATACGAGTGATCTACGATTGTACTGGTGAGGTTATTTATGAGTTGTGATGAGGGGTGTGTGGTATACGCTCCTCATTGGTCAGGTGATATTCTCACCCCGGAACTGAACCGGGTAAACTCAAAAAGTGAGATTTGTTACTGTGCTTCTCCGCCGATCAGAATCCCGTTCTGGAATTCCACATATTCGCCACTTGGCAGAGTGACTTTGAACTCCCGGATACATGCGGCATTTGCCTTTGCCACTTCCCCGGCGATGAAATCTCGCTCTTCCTGGTTGAAACTCTTGTTTTCAAGTGCCCATTTAAGGGTATCATCAGAAACCGGATGGAATGTTTCATGATACATGGTTATGTCACCATACCACTATTGGGCGTAGTGGTATATATCATGATTGCACGTAGCGGACAAGCACCCAGTTCCAAACCGTTTTTGCAGTCTTTTCTATAACCGCTGTTATCGCAACATAGGACGCCATCTGAATACCAATCGATACCTGCGTCAACTCTCCTCCAGTTAGTGCCATGTAACCACCAACAATTGCCCCAGTGATTCCGGTTGCAAGAAGAGGCCATGGGTCAAGGCTCTGCCATGTGTCCGGCTTGGTAGGATCGACAACTTTGTTCAGGTACCAATACAGGGAGTAGCCGATCCCCGAGAGGATGGCTACTATAATCGGCATAAGTTCGCTCATGTTTGGTTCACCGAAGTGTTATTCGCGCTCAGATTACTTGAAGAGTTTGTAAAAATAAATGCGTCTCCAAAATCCATAAATGAGAACTCTGGGCGCACAATTGCTCCACCTGATGCATTTGTATCGATAACAAAATGGTCTCTCCCGGTTGTTCTATATGTCTTTTTTACAGTATTTTCAGTCACTTCTGACGAAACGGTATGCTCTGCATCTCCCACATAGATTCCAGCGCCATCCCATTGAGCCTGCTGCCCTATGAGCATATCAGCGTCATTTACAAACTTTGCAGACGACACTTCGGCACTTCCAACATACCCTCCATACCCAGCAAATACACTTTGATACGGGTCGCTCGTTTCAGATGATGCCATGTCATAGACAAAACCACCATCATCGAATCTATAATAGCCTGTCTGGTTGTATCGATTGTTTTTTGTCGCGTCTAGGGTATCTTTTGTTTGATATTGAAAATCTCCTGGAGATGTCATAATTTTATGAGCCACCCCTCCCATAACATAATCGTCTC